CTATGAGGGATAGTCCTGCGGGATAATTGCACCCTAATAGAAAAGAAGGGTTGTGTTGTGCGGTCTCAAATTTTTGAAGGTCTGACCTTGATCCCTTCCCGTGGGTCAAGGATGGAACCTTGATGGGCGTGGTGTTGGTAGAGTGTGTTATGTACCAAGTCTTTGACTTGATGACATACCGAAGCTAGTAACAGTATTGAATGCAGGAGTAACGACCCTGGTTATCATCAGAATTCTGAAGCTAGTTAGGGCTAGGTGATATCAAATCTTCCCCGCGTGTGATTGCCGAGTGTGGAGGTCTCTGGGCTTTGCCAACTAAAAAGGAGACCGTTGAAGCCATAAGGAAAGCTGCGGAGGGGAAATCTAACAAAACCAATATGAATCGAGGGACCATCTATGATGCGAATGATACATGTATAGTTTTTAGATGTAGTGTAGATTATACTATGGAGATATCAATAACCGTCACTAATTTGGAAGATCTTAATGAGTACAGTGACGAGGAAGAGGGGGAGTTCAACCTCACATGGGAACAACCAGACGGCACTTTCGCCGCACAAAAACCAGAGCAACACGACTCCGTGATGGAGTTCGACTCTACTCTGGGCTATCCGGGCGAGGGCCCTGAGATTTTCTCCATGAGGAGAATTGTTGACACTTTCCCTGCACAGATCGATTGGGACAAGAAGCGGATCTGCTGTCTGGAGGAATGCAAAGTGGTTGGGCATTATCATCAGATTAAGCCATCCAAGAAGAAGCCAGCTGATGAGAAGAAGAAGCCACTCACTGGCGCTGCTCTCCGGACAAAACGGAAGGGAAAGCTTTGCACAAAACATGCTATCGGGACGGAATGCGAAAGAGATCACTGCCATTGCAAGGCGCAACTTGAGGTTGGCGACCCAACTCGATTTTTAAATGGAGTTCACAACTCTATTCACGATGATGAAGAAGACAACTTAATTCTTCAACAACAAGATGAGTGGACTGCCTTGTTCAATCAATCAGAGGACGAGGAAGAGGATAAGCTTGAAGAGCCCCCACCCTCTAAGACAGAGACAAAATGGAAAAAGAAAGAAAAGAAGGACTCGTCCCCAGTTCAGTGGACACAAGTCACCGTCAAACTGCCGAAAGCAATCGCCACAAACACACCCACATCACAATCATCAACTTCATCTGTCACATCACATTCATTTTCTTCGTCATCTTCATCCACCACGACGTCATCCTCATCATCATCTTCATCTTCCACTTCAGACACATTAATCCCTTCCCAGGGACCACCCACGTTTTGCGTGGAGAATAAAACTGAAGTGAAATATAAAGACTGTGACCCAGATCCGGCTTTTTGCATAGAAGCTCTCTTGGGCATGCAACATCCGCTTGCTCATTGTGTTCTTGAATGGATCCACAGGGATGACGACTACTATGAGTTCTTCTACGGGAATAAGAAGAAGCAACTGAAATGGTACGACGAAAGATTTCTTGATGACGGATATCTATATTATTCTCAGGACGGTAGCTTGCTTCGGACCCCTCAAGGGAACCGAGAAG